AAGGCACAACATGGCGGGCCAGTTAGTGCGGGCAAACCTTATTTAATTGGAGAGAGGGGGCCAGAGTTATTCGTTCCTGGATCGTCAGGAAGTATAGTTCCTAATAATCAGCTTGCAGGAGCAGGAACTAACATCAATGTAACCTTCGATATTAAGTCTTGGGATTCAAGAGATACTTTACAAGCGTTAGCAGAACAAGCTCCCGCCATTGTGGGAATCGTAGAACAATCATTCAGAAAGCGTGGTCATAGAGGGCCACTAAGCCCATGAGTGGAACCTTCCCTAGTACCCCAACTCCACAATCTATTGAGGTTCAATCTATTGAACCGACTTTGGTTTCTGTTACCAGTAATCTAAGAAGGCAAGTTCGATCTAGGGGTGGTCAACGATGGGGATTTTCTGTTAGATTTGCTCCGATGGAAAGATCAAGTTTTGATCCTATCTTTGCTTTTTCATTAGCACAACGGGGTCAATACGAAACATTTACTTGGGTTCCAACCACTATTGGCACAACGAGGGGAGAAACGGGAGAATCGCCTGTAGTTTCTGCGGCGGCTAGTGTTGGAGCCAGTTCTTGTAGTGTGGATGGCTTAACAGTTTCAACTTCTAACATTTTAAGATCAGGAGATTTTTTTAAATTCTCAGGTCAAAATAAAATCTATATGTGTACTGCCGATATGAGTAGTGATGGATCGGGAGATGCGACTTTAAGTTTCGCCCCTAAGTTAGCAACTGCGGTAGCCGATAATGAAACGATTACGATAAACAGTGTGCCTTTTAATGTCTCTTTTACCTCAGACATTAGAAGTTACTCTACCAATGCAACCACTTATTATTCATACGAAGTAGAATTAGTTGAGGTTCCGTAAATGGCGAATCGGAGTAGTACTGCCGCCTTTCAAACGGAAATAGTCAAAGACCAGAATCAACCGATTCATTTGGTTGAAATTTATTTTGATTCCCCAACGGGTACTCAGTATTTAACCGATGCTTTTATTTCTATTACTTACGATTCCAATACTTATTCGCCGTTAGGTTATTTTTTAACTTTTAGCAATATAGACGAAACCACACAACTACAAGTAAACGGCATAAACTTAAATATCTCTGGTGTTGATCAAACTTATATCAGTCATGTTCTGGATGAAGATTTTGTCGATAGAAAAGTTATTATCCGTAAAGGTTTTTTAAGTACCTCAGACGATTCTTTAATTGCCGATCCGATAATTATATTCCAGGGCAATATGAACACTCCTTCCATTAGCGAAGCGGAAGATGAAGGACTTTGTACTGTTAGCATAGAAGTAGCTAATCAGTTTGTTGATTTTGAAAAGACGGGTGGTAGATACACTAATTCAGAATCACAGAAAATGTTTTATCCAAACGACTTAGGTTTTCAATACGCCCCTCAAATTATAAAAGATATTGTGTGGGGAGCAGAGTTTGATCCTGGAACTAGAAACCCAGGTGGAGATGATAGTGGTGGTTCCATCATTGACGATTACGATATAGGATATGATGAAGAAATAGAGATTGTTGTGATTGGTCTTAACGTGACTGTTGAAACTGATGGCGATGTAGTAGTAAACGATCAAGACAACAATATAGAAGTAGATGATACAGTCGTTATAGATGGGGCCGTTGGAGATTTTGACGATGATATTAACGGAACTCATGTCGTAACAGCGTCAACGACAGATACTTTTACCTATTCAAGCACAGCTTCGCCAAGCGAAGATCAGGATTTTGAGGGTGGTTCAGAAATTCAAGTCAATGATGAAAGTAAATCTCCTGGCGTAACCACTACTAATACGTCTAACGAAATAACCATTCCTTACTACAGTGTTTCTTCGGTGTTAGAAGAAAAAGACACAGCAACTATCTTAAATATGGAAACAGTGGGTGGCATTGATGCTTCTAAAGTAAATGGCAATAAATTTGAAGTAAAAGAAATAGGAACGAATTATTTCAAGTTAGCTATAACGGAACCCATTATCAACTCTTCTCCACCCATAGAAACAGACACAACTATTACTAACAAAGTAACCATAAACGAAACCGATCATGGTTATAACACTGGCGATTCGGTGGTAATTGCAGGATCGGATGCGGTGGGTGGAGTACCCGCAGGAGAAATAAACGCAACGCACACAGTGGGGTCGATTGAAAAAGACAGCTTTCAAGTAGCTGTTTCAACTACCCCAACTTCCACTGTAACTCATGGTGGCGGCACAGATGTCACTATCGCAGGAGAGTCACCACAACCACCCCCTTTATCGGTTACGTCTGATTCGGCAACCACAACAGTTTTTCAATCAGCACACGGCTTGAGTGTGTCAGACAAAGTAAGACTATCGGGAACGCAAAAAGTAGGTGGTTTACCGATTAGCGTTTTAAACAAAGAGCATACAGTGGTCAGCGTACCCGATGCTAATAGCTTTACCTTTACTGCTTCGGAAAATGCAACTTCAACAGCTACGGGTGGTGGCAATCTAGTTGTATTAAACGTGCCTGTTAAGGCCACAAGTTCAACTATTGGTGGTGGTAAAAATACCACTATTAAACTTCCCATTAACAATTTACTAATGAGTGCTTTATAAGATGTGGATTTGGACTGCAATAATGAATGCGGCGGCGAGAATAGCCGTCTGGTTAATGACTCATGGCATGGCAAGTGCTACGGCGGCTCAAGCTATTGGTTTTGTTATAGCTGGAACTGCCGCTATATACGCAGGAAAAGCATTGATGGGTCGATTAACCCTAGCTCCAGAAATAGGACTTGGACAACAGGGTTTATCTATTCTTTCAAATGCTCCATCCAACTCAGCCCCTATTCCCGTTATTTATGGAACCAGAAGAGTCGGTGGAACTAGGGTCTTTGTCGGAACCAGTGATGCGTTTAACCAAGATGGATCAGGAGAAGTAGTAATAGAAAACGGATTTTTAAATATGGTTTTTGTCGTAGCCGAAGGGCCAGTTACAGAGATCAGTGCGGTTTATCTTAACAACGTAGAGGCGTGGCCTAATCGTGATCCACGTTTTACAGGGTGGGAACCAGGGGATGAAACAGTTTATATTGAACCTCATATCGGCACAACTACTCAGGCGGCAAGCCAACAGCTAGTTAATGTCTCAAATGCTTTTACTAATACTCAGGATGATTGGGCTTGGACTAGTGAACACAAATTAAGTGGACTAGCCTATGTTTATGTACGTTTGGCTTACCACCCCGAAGTATGGGCTTCTGGTGTGCCTGTTATGAGTTGTGATGTAAAAGGTAAGTCGGTACTTGATTATCGTCCAACTATCACCAGTGGGGCTGCTTCCATTGAAAGGTACTCGGATAACCCAAGTCTTGCAATTCGTGATTATTTAACCAATACAGTTTATGGACGTGGAATTGATACGGCTTTAATTGGCAATACCAGTTTTAACGATTCGGCAGATTATTGTGATGAAGAGGTTACGTTTACGCAAATAGTGAGTGGAACAACAACCAGTGTGACGCAGAAAAGATATACCTTAAACGGAGTCGTTAATACTGCTGAAACCAACATGGACACATTACAGAAGATGCTCACATCGTGTCGTGGTTCTTTGGTTTTTTCGGGTGGGTTTTACAAATTAGTATTAGACAAAACTGAAACAGCGACTTTAACTTTTGATGAATCTAATGTGATGGGAGATTACGAAATTATTAGGGGTGGTAAAGATATGTTGGCGAATAGAATCTCAGCTAACTTCTTTAATCCCGATAGGGAATGGCAAGCAGATTTTGCGTTTGAGGAAAGTGCGGCCTATAAAACAACAGATAATGATTTACTCTTGGAGAAAAAGATTGAACTGCCCTTCACGGCAGATATGTTAATGGCTAAATATATTGCCCTGCAAAATCTAAAGGCATCACGACAAAATATCATTATTAACTTTAGAACCACTCAAGACGGATTGTTGGCAGAAATAGGAGATGTTATTTACATTAAATTAGCAAATCCTGGTTGGGACACTTTAAATTCCAATCAAGGAAAACTCTTTAGAGTATTACAGATCGGTATTGAAGCCAGCGATGAAGTTACTATTTCAGCGATTGAATACGATGCCAATGTTTATACGACAGCTACTTTTGATTGGGACACTTCACCCAATACCAACCTGCCCTCTTTAACCGACATTAACCCCGTTACTAATTTAGTAGTCAGCGAAACATTATTATTTAATATCCCAACGATAACGAACCGATTGGCTTTGAGTTGGACAAGATCGAAAAGTTCTTTTGTTTCCAGTTATGATGTAGCTTATAAAAAGAACAACGATGCCGATTGGATTAAGATAGGAAATGTCAACGGCACTCAGGCGAACTTAGATAATTTAGACCCAGGTGTTTATGCCTTTAATGTCAGGGCCAGAAATAATGCAGGATTTACTTCTGAATATGTGACTAAAACTTTTAAGGTTCAAGGAACTTCTGTACTTCCTGCCATTAACCCACCTGGTATCACGGGTGTAACCGAAGTATTGACCAGTTCTTTTGTTGGATCGGGAGTAAAGGCAAAGGCTACTTTCGATTGGGTTGCCGTAGCGAATGCAGATTGGGAAGCGTT